TAACTAAAAATTATTATTTAGAAGATTTTGATTTAAAAGGAGAAAATGTTTATCAAAACATAGAAAAAACAGAAAAAAAGTTAGCTTCTATAAAAAATAAAGAAATGAAAGAATTAGAAGAAGTTAGTTGGAAAGAGTTTGAGGACAATATTATTGCAACAGGATTTGAAAATGGACTTAAATTAAAAACTTTCAATATAACTAATCAAAAAGTAAAAGAAAACATATTAGGTATAATTAGTGAAATTTTTGAAGAAAAAACTACTGATGAAAAAATAAATCTTTTAGAAAAAAATGCAGAAGAATTAGGATTAACTACAAATGAACAAGGAAGAATTAAAGAATTTTTAGAAAACAAATATGGAGATAATAGTAGAAACGAATATGAAAACTTTGGAAGCACAGACATTGAAGAAATATACCAAGATAACGCAATTAATTTTTATCATCAAAAACATTTTAGTGTTATTGAAAATACAATGAATGAAATAAATGAAGTGTTTTCAAAAGGCAACCTTTTAAAAGACAAGGAAATTTTTGAAGAATTTTCTGAACTACAATCAAAAAAAATAGAAAAAAGTACAGGAATTTTGGAAAAAGAAGAAAATCTTTTAAATTTAGTTTTTGTAACTGATATAAGAAATCAAGAAAAATATTTATCTAATTATAAGAATGAAGAAAGTAGAAATGAAAAATATTTTAAAGAAAATTTTGATTTAGAAAAGTTTAATAAAAAACTAGAAGAAATTGGTTATCATAAAATTTCAGATGATAAAATTATGAAATTAGCTAATAATATTAAATTAGAAAAGTGTGATATTATTCTTGAAAAAGACAAGAAAAATATAAAAGAAGAAGAAATTGAAAAAAATACAGAAAAAGAAATAGGATATTAAGATTAAAGAGTAGTTTAAACTACTCTTTTTTATTTAATTATAGCATTGACATAATCTATATATTATGCTATAATAAAACTATCTTAAAAGACAAAAAGAGGTGGTTTGTTAATGAGAATGAAGCCAGAGTTTATAGAATTTTCAAAAAATTTTAATATTAATGTTGATGAAGATTTAATTTTATTTATTGGTTTTTTTAATAATTTCTATCTTTGTGGAGATTTTGAAAGTGATAAAGAAATAAAAGAAAGTATTGAGTTATATTTTAATATAAAGCTAAACTCAACTTCAAAATCAGAAATGATAGCAGAGTTTTCTCAAAGAATTTTGTTACAAAAAGAAGAAGATTACCTAGAAAATTCATTTTTACTTAATAGAATTTTTCTTGCTATGACCGAAAAGAAAAACAATGGATATAATTTTAAAAATAGTTATGAAGCCTTATATGAAAGAATTTAAAGGAGTGATAAAATTATGAAAAAAGTTTTTATTTTAAAGAAGATGGGAAATATTGAATATCTAATTATCAATAAAAAAGATATAGAAACAGTTTGTAATATTCAAAGAGGGAAATATGAAGTGAAATATTCAAAAGAAAATTGTTTAACAGAAAATGAAATAAGAGAATATTTCATAAAAGAAAAAGGAAAAAAAATTGAAACAAAAGATTTGAAAAAACCTAGTCTTTATGAATATAGTTGTAAAGGAAAAGAAAAATTGTTTTCAGATTTACAGATTGTAAGATTTGATGAAGATTTAGATGATGAAAAAGAAATAATAAGACAGGATTATTTCAGAAATGCGAAAGCAGTTATTTTGGATATGAAAAGAGAAAAAGAACAATTTGAAAAATATAAAATTTCATAAAAAATAAAAAAAATAAAAAAGGACTTGCAAGTCCTTTTTATATTTTATTAGACAACCTTGTCAATTTTTGTTGACATTTTATTTTTTTAATGGTATTATATAAACACAAGAAAGAATTTTATATTAATAAAATCATAATTTAAAAAGGAAGTGAAAGAAAATGAACAAAGTATTAATCAAAAAAATTAAGGAAAAAAATGGTTTAACTTTTGAACAAACAAAAAATATTGTAAAAGATGTATTTGATGGAATTTTAGAAGAAGTTGAAAACACAGGAAGATTTACAATATATAACTTTGGTACTTTCAAGAAGAAAGAAAGAGAAGCTAGAAAACAAAAAATAAACGATAAAGTTTATGATGTATCTGCTAGAACTACAATAGGTTTTAAACCAAGTAAAACAGTAGTAAAAATCAAATAGTAAAAAAGTTAAAAACAATATTCTTTACAGAAAGGACTTTTAAGTCCTTTTTGTAAAGATACAAAAAAAGGAAAGGTGAAATTGTGAAAAAGATTATTTTGATAAAGAATAATAAAGGTGGAATAGGAAAAACATTTGTCGCTATTAACCTTGCAGATTATTTAAGTAAAATAAAAGTTAATGGTAATGAAAGTAAAGTGTTGATTTTGACTGATGATAGTCAGAATAATATATTAATGTATTCAAAAAATGATTACCAAGAAAATGAATTAGCAACATTGGAAACTTGTATAGTAACAGGAGTTAGAAATCCACAAAACATAGTGGTTACTAACATAAAAAATAATATAGATTTTATACCATTTTCAATAAATGGAATTTCACAAAATGCTATTAGAAATTTAAAAGAATGGTTAGAAATTATGAAAGAAAAGTATGATTTCATAATTGTAGATAGTAACCCAAGTTTACAATCTCCTGAACTTGTTAGAGAGAGTGATTATTGGATAGCACCTACTGAACTTACAACAGTATCTATAAACTCTTTAAACAATACAATAGAGTATGTAGGTTTAAATAAATTATTTGCTATTGTTCCTAATAAAAAAAGAACAACACTTAATCATAAAGAGGGAGAAGAATATTTAAAAACTCAATATTTGGAAGAATTGAAAGAGTTAGGAAAAGATGATGTTATAGTAACAGATAGCATTAAACTTTCTACTGAATTTGAAAGTTTACTATTTGATAGCAAAACTGTAACAGAATTAATTGAAAAAAGTAATACTAATCATAGTGAATTAAATTATATATTTTTTAATTTAAGTGAAAAGTTAATTGAAAAAATGGGTAAAGAAAATAATTTAGATTATAAAATAGATAAAAATTATATTTTAAGAAATAAAGACTTAATAATGAAAAAAGAAAATATGCAACATTTAAGTGAATTTCAAGAAAAATATGATTTAAAGGATATAACTTATAACTCTAAGATTTTAAGAAATAAAGAAGAAACAGTAGAATAGTTATAAGGAAAGGTGGAAAAATGGCTTTTGATAGATTTAAAAAATTAAATATAAAACCAGTTGGAACTGGAACAGATGAAAAAGCAACAGAAATAGTTGCTATTGCAGAAAGTCAAGTTTTAAAAAAGGAAGACACTTTTTTAAATAATATAAATCTTAATACAAAAAAAATTAAAATGGATTTTAATTTTTTAGATGAATTTATAGATAATGAACACTTGAATATTAAAGCAGAAATTGAAAATTTAGCTTATCAATGTGTGGAAATAAATTTAAAAGAAAAAATCACAACTGGTAAGATTTTAAATGAAATTTTTGAATTGACTAAATATTCAAAAAGTAATAATTTAATGTGTTTTAAAGAAATATTAGATGTTTTAGGTATAAATTATAAAACTGCACAAAGAAGAAGAAATTTAGCTATCTTATTTGAAAAAGTAAACAATGAAAATAATAAGGCAATGATACCTGCACTATCTCAAAAAAGAGTAGTTGTTGCATTCAAATTATTAAATGAAGATGAAAACTTTTTTGAAGATAATACATTTGCAAGTTTAGAAGAGATGAATGAATATTTAGATATGCAAGAAAATGAATTATCTGATAAAAAAGAAAAAGTTTTAAAACTGGATAAAGCTAATTTCAATACTTATTTTAATCATATAGAAAATCGTTGGGAAGAACTTGATGATGAAACAAAAGATAAGGTAAATACTTATTTGAGAAAAATAGAGAAATTAGTGTCAACAAAAGAAGAAGTGATTGAAGTGAGTGAAGAATAAAAATCGTTTTAAGGGGGTTTTTGATAATGGATAAAATTATTGATGATTTAGATAAGGTTGAAGATAAAAAAGAAGAAAAAACACCTAGTGAAACAGGTAAAACTTATTTTGAAAGAGATTTAAGTTTAATAAAAAAGAAAGCTATTGAAAAGACACTTGATAATTTTTTTGAAATAGATGAAGAAACAGTAAAAAAAATAATAGAAGTTTATACAGAGAATTTGATTAAGTGTGCTAGGAATGGAAGAAATAAAGAAAATGAAGCCTTAAATTATTTGGAAGAACTTTATAAAAAACAAAAATTAGAAAAAGAAACTTTGGATAAATTTAAAGAATTTGAAGAATATAGAAGAATAATCAAGAAAAAACCTTTTAATACAAAAAGAATGGTAAATTTAATTTTAAATAAGTTTAAAGTAACAACAGAAGAACATTTAAGGGCAACTCTTGATTTAGTAATGGGTAAAAATTGGTTAGCACCTGAAGTTGAAATGCTACCTTTTAAAAAATTTGTAGTAAAAAAAGAAGTTAAATTTGTAAAAAGTGAATGGTAAATGAAAAGGGAGTGTAAAAAAATATGGAACAAAATTTTATTCAAGAAAATGGGAAAGAGTATATTGCAAAAAATGGGGTTAATTTTGAAGTTAAATCAAAGTGTAGTGTCTGTGGGGAAGCAAATTCTATAATAGACGCTATGGGAATTGAAAATAAGATAGATTGTTTATGTGAAAGAATAAAAAAAGCAAAGAAAAGACAAGAATACTTAAATAAATTAAATGCAAAAATAGTTGTACCTACTGAAACTTTTAAAGAATTTGTATCTAAAAGTAAATATGATGATATGTTTTTAGAAAAAGCAAACTCTTTTGTAGATAACTTTGAAAAAGTTTTAGATAGAGGTAAAACTAGAAAGGCGAATGGACTTATATTTTCAGGAAATAGTGGAACAGGAAAAACATTTATCTCGAATTGTATTTGTAATTCTATGAATGAAAAAGGATATACTTATTTAGATATAACTTTGAGTTCTTATTTAAACTTATTAAGACCACCTGTAAAAATATCAGAAGATGAATTATTAGAAACTATAAGAACAGTTGACTTATTATTTATAGATGATGTAGGTGCAGAAGCTATAAATAGAGATAAAGAATGGGCAGAAGAAAAAATTTATAGACTTTTTGCAACAAGAGAGATTGGTATGAAAGAGTTTGGTTATCCGACTATACTAACAACTAATTTATCAAAAGAACAACTGTATAAACATTTAGAAATGTATGGAACAACTAGAATTTCTTCAAGATTAAATGGGATATTTAGATATGGTGTAAGAAATGAGGGAAAAGATAGAAGAGAAGAAGAAAGTGAATTAGATTTTTAATATAATTTCAAATAAGATTTTTAATATAATTTCAAATAAGAAAGTAAGGATATTTTTATATCCTTATCTTCTTATTTCTAAAAAATAATGAATAGGGGTACTTTAAAAGTGATAAAAATTTTAAATGGAGATGTAAGAGAAAAGATAAAAGAATTAGAAAAAGGAAGTGTAGATTGCATAATTACTTCTCCACCTTATTGGAGATTAAAAGACTATGGTAACGAAAAGCAAATAGGACTTGAAAAAACTCCTGATGAATTTATAAAAAATTTATGTGATGTTTTTGATGAATGTTATAGAGTTCTCAAAAATAATGGTACTCTATTTGTTAATTTAGGGGATAGTTATTCAGGGTCAAATTCTAATAGTTCAATAGGTAGAAAAAAATATTTCAAACAAATAAAAGATGTAAATTTACCTAAAAATAATTGTAAAGCAAAAAGAAAAAGTTTGGTAGGTATTCCTGCTATGTTTATGCTAGAAATGATTAAAAGAGGTTGGAGATTAAGAAATAAAATAATATGGCATAAACCTAATGCTATTCCTGAAAGTGTTATGGACAGATTTACAAATGATTATGAAGAAATCTTTTTCTTTGTTAAAAGAGAAAAATATTATTTTAATTTACAATATGAGCCTTATAAAACTGATTGGGCAGAAAAATATATTAATTTTAAAGGCAACAGTTGTTATAATGAAAAAGGTAGAAGAATGAGAACTGTTTGGAGTGTTAATACACAAGGAATAAAACATAATCATTATGCAAGTTTTCCTTTGGAATTAGTAAGGAGATGTTTAAATGCAGGTTGTGAAAAAGGTGGAACTGTTTTAGATATATTTTCAGGGATAGGAACAACATTATTGGTAGCAGATGAATTAGGCTATAATGGAATAGGAATAGAATTAAATGAAGAGTATATTCAAATTGCTAATAAAAGATTGGAAGAACATAGAAAAAAGACCGAAAAAAAGAAAAGGAAATTAAAAAAGAAAACTCATAAAATTCAAGCACAAAAAATGATAACAGAAGAAAATTTAGTTTCAGATAAAATAATACAATACAAATTATTTTAGTAATTATATGTTATAATATAAATTATAGAAAATATAAAATCAAACAAAAAAAGGAGAATAAAAATGAAAAAAATATTAATGTTAGCAATCGTAAGTATGGCAATAGCAGGGTGTAGTAGTGCAGAAAAAAATCAAAAAATAATAAATGAAAATTATGCAAAAATAGAAGATACTTTTATTACTGATAATGTTTATTCTGTTCCAAGAATACCTAGTGGAATTGATAGACCTAATAGAGAGGGATTATATAATCTAACTATTGGAGAAGATACTTTTATTATGAATAAAATTCATATTATAGATTATAAAAATAACTATACTAAGAAAAAGATAAAAACAGTAAGTTATGGAGTTATTGAAATAGTATTTCCAAGTGAAATTATAACTAATTTTGATACTTCAAATGTTATAAATGGTGGATATGTAGTTATGTTAGATAAAAACAATACTATAAAACTTATTGAAAGAGTTGATGGAACAACAGTAAGACCTAGTTCAAAAGTTATGAAAATATTGATAGCACCACCTGAATTTGTTGAAAACAGATTAACAACAGGAGATACTATCCCTGCTTTAAAATAAGGGGGGTAGTATGCAATTTTTAATAGATAATGAAATATATTTATTTAAAGCATTTACTTATGATAGTAATGATAATTTATATGAATATGATGAAGAAAGTTTATTGAAAAAAATTTTAGAAGAAAAAGAAAAAATAAAGATTATCTCTCCTATTCTATTAAATTTGTTTGAAAGTGCATTAAATAATTTTGTTCCTGTTTTAATAGACAATAAAGACCTTTATTTTTTAAAACTTGATGATGATGAAAAAAAATTTATAAAAATCATTTTAAGGCGTTTAAGGAGGAGAAATGAAAAAATTATTATTAGCAGGACTTTTGGTAATAACTATAAGTTGTAGTACATATTATGAAAAGTTTCAACAAGAGTGTAGACAATATAAAGTTATAAAAAAGTTAAAATCTAAAACAAGTAAAAAGATATATCTGAAATTTGAAAACGGAAGCATACACGAAGTATCGCCAATATTAAAATATGAGGATATAGAAGAAAATCATAAATTGAAGAAATGTGGTTTTTAGAAAAAATTTGGACAATGGCAGTTGAATATTTTTGGTTTCGAGGTATAATATTATTATACTAATTTAGGAGGATTTATGAATCAAGAAATAGAATCTAAACTTATATTTGAAAATGCTAAAGAAATGATAATGTGCGGAATAGATGATTATTGGAATAGAAAAGCAATAAATTCTATGATAAGAAGTCTGTATGCCGGATTGTTGTTGCTCTATAAAGCGTATGTTATTCAAAATAGCGGGAGTATTTCAGGAGATGACAGAATTAATATTATAGAATTGAAAGCAAAGATTAAGGAAATAGATAATAAATATTTTTCAAAAAGAGTTTTTAAAGAAAAAGAAAGTGAAAGAATATTTATAGAAGACAACTTTTCAGATATAGAAAAAAATTACGGAAGCCTAGAAGATGTAATAGATAAAATTAATAAATTTAGAAATGTAGCAGAACATAAATATTATTATGATAAAATTGATAATACAGAAGACGAATATACAATAGATGAGTATTTTAGTTTACTGATCGTTGTAATTTTAGATTTTATGAAAAAGTATTTAGAAAAAGATCCGATAGAAGAATTTCCGTATAAAATTTTGGAATATTTATACAAAGATCCCGAAACAATAGGGTTAATGATAGAATTTATTGAAAATTTTTTCGTAGAAAACGGGATAGATAAGGATGCTATATGTCAAAATTGTTATAGCGAAATATATATTCCAATCCCTAAAAACGAGTATGATAACACAGATAAATTTGAGTTGCACAACCCAAAACAACTAGATGACATAGAAAAGATAATGTTAGAGGAAATAACTGATGAAAATGAGATTTTAGATATTGTAACTTCAAAAAAATATTTAAAAAAGTCCCATGTTAAATGTATTAATGAAATTTGTGGAATCGAAGAAAGTTTAGAAGATTTTAAAATAAAAAACGAAGAGTGGAAAGAAATAAATAAAGTTATAGATGAAGAGATCGAATAAAATCGATCTTTTTTTGTAAGAATCAAATAAAAAGAAAGGAAAATAAAAATTAAATGAATGAAAAAGACATAGACAAAATAGCAGACAAAATAATAGAAAGAATGAAAAATGAAAAAGAGATAAAGGCAGAAAAACAACTAACACCATTTCAAAAGACAGAGAAGTTATTATCTGAATTATCTTTGCTGAAAGGTGCTATTGATTCTAAAAATATGCTTATAGAGGATTTGAAAAAAGAAGGCATATCAATTCAGAAAAAAGAAACGGGAGTTAATGTGCAGGCTAGTAAGGTGTATTTATCCGAACTAGAAAAGGTTGAAAATAAGATAGAAAAATTAGAAGAAGAAATTGCAAGAATAGAAAACGTTGTTAATATGGTTGAAAGGGCTTTAGACACGATTAGGAATAACAAGCACTATGATATAATAGAAATGAAATACTTTGATGAATTAACATTTGAGCATATATCTGAAAAATTAAATATAAGTGTTATAACAGCAAAGAGATACAAAAATAAAATGATTAGGCAGTTACAACTAGTTATATTTTCGGATGATGTGATAAAAAATATATTAAATTGAAAAATGATACTTTTTTGATATTGTATATAATTTTTAATATGTTATAATATGTTAAGATGTAAGAGTATGAGTTGAGGTACTTGTCATTGAATCCTTGATTTTATATAAATAGTGATATGTTCGTAGTGAGGCGAGCAGGATAAATTAAAGAAGCACACGACAAGACTGTTTTCTGAAAATGGAACAGTCTTTTTTTGTTGCAAAATAAGGAGGTGGTAGCATTGAAATTAAATGCAAGGCAGAAGTCTTTTTGTGAGTTTTATGTAGCTAGTGGAAATGCTACTGAATCCGCAATAAAGGCTGGGTATAGTGAAAAATATACAAATAAAAATGTGAGTAAAATACGGCAAAATACGGCAGTACAGGAATACATAAAAGAATTACAGGAAAAAGCAAAGACAAATAGAATAATGACAGCTGTTGAAAGAAGAGAATTTTTAACAGAAGTTATTAAAAATGGAAATGAGAAATTACAGGATAGATTGAAGGCATTAGATATTTTAAATAAAATGGATAGTGAATATATTGAAAAAATGCAATTGTCTGGGCAAGTAGATACCAATCCGCTTTCAGGGCTTACTACCGAGGAGTTAAGAACATTAGCTGGTGGTAAGAATGGATAAAATGGAAATGATAAGATTAGAAGCTGTTAAGGAATTATCTCGTAGAAATTTATTGGATTTTCTTATTTTTGACGGAAACGGAAGATACAAGAATGCAAGTCACATACAATTTTTAACGGATAAAGCACAGCAATTTGTAGAAGATGTTAAGAGTGGCAAAAGTCCACGATTATTTATTAGCATGCCACCACGACACTCAAAATCTGAAACTATGACTAAAAAATACCCAGCTTGGGTAATTGGGAATAATCCTGATTTTGAAATTATAATTGCAAGTTACTCAATGGATTTGGCAAGAGATTTTGGGAAAATAGCTAGAGATACTTATAGAGAGCATAGCAAAAGCGGCACAGGAATTTTTAACACTGTTATAGATAGAGATAAAAGTGCTGGTGATAACTGGGGGATTTTAGAACACAGAGGGGCTGTTGTCAGTACGGGAGTAGGTGGAAGTGCAACAGGTAAAGGGGCACATATTGCAATTATAGATGATCCGTTTAAAAATAGGGAAGACGCAAACAGCAGATTACAGCGTGATAAGGTTTGGGCTTGGTATCAATCAACTATTCGTACAAGGTTAGCTCCTGGTGGTGGAATTATTATAATTCAGACCAGATGGCATGAAGATGATTTAGTTGGCAGAATAGTCAAGGAAATGGAAAATGGGACTGGAGAAACTTTTGAAAGTATCGTTTTGCCAGCTATTGCAGAAGAAAATGATATTCTTGGAAGAAAAGTAGGCGAGCCATTGTGGGAAGAACGATATGGAATTGATGAACTGGAAAATATAAAAAAGGCAATAGGAAGCCGTGAATTTTCAGCATTGTATCAGCAAAAACCACAAGTCGAGGATGGTGGATTATTTAAACGTCAATACTTTAAATATTTTGATGTGAAAAATGATTTTATTATAGCCGACGATAAAAATGTTAATATCAAAGACTGTTTTTATTTTCAAACGATAGATACAGCAATGAGTACACATAAAAACAATGATTTTACGGCAATAGCAACCTTTGTTTGTGATAGGGAATGGAATTTATATTTAGTTGATTTAATGCTTGAAAGATTAGAAGTACCAGACCAATGGAATGTAATTAAGCAGTATAGGCATAAATATAATTTACGATTTCAAGCAATAGAGAGTAAGAGCAGCGGTATAGGAATAATGCAGCAGGCAAAACGTGAAGGTATGCCATTAAAAGAATTAAAGGCAGATACAGACAAGATGACTAGAGCATTAAACATTTCAGTTATGTTTGAAAATGGCAAAGTATTTTTCAATAAGAATTTAGAGAAATTATTAGAACTGGAAGAGCAGTTGTTAAAATTTCCGAATGCTGTACACGATGACGCTGTTGATGTATGCAGTTATGCTGGAATTGTTATAAATGATTTAATACAAAATTCAAAAAGATATATTAGAAAATTTATAAGCGTGTAGAAAGGAGGAAACGTGAGTATCAGGGAAAATGTAGTAAGTGCATTAGTAAAAGAAATAATATCATTAGGTTCAATTTCAAGTGGAGAACAGAACATTGATGATAAATTATTGGAACAGATGTTAAAGGATATGGATATTGCTCAGGCATTACAGCTTATGACACAGACGGTTACATCTAAAGAATGGAAAATTGAAACAGATGTACCAGAATATGTGGAAGTTGCCGGGAACATTCAACGACGTTTGAACAATCTTAATATATCAAAGTTACTGGAAAATATTTTGAGAGCTGAAATATATAAAAAATCAATATT